CTTTTTTTGGTTTTAATCTTTCTGGTAGTTCAGCTACAGGAAATCATACAAATAAAATTGCTACGGATGGTGGTAGTTTGACGGATGATATAAATATATCTCATGTAGCAGGAGACTTAGCATGACCAGAGCAGCAGATTTAGCCACCCTAATTGTTGATGTAAATACTACAGAAGCAAAAACAGATGAACTTACTGGTAAGTCCACGGCGGGTTCGATTGCTGTAACTGCTGAAGGCAACACCACTACGACTAACCTGCAACAAGGCTTACTTAAAAGTTGGATTAGGTTTAATGGCACAGGCACTATTGCAATAAATGATAATTTTAATTGCTCTAGTATTACAGATAATGGAACAGGTGATTATACCATGACAATGCAAACTGCTATGGCTAACATACACTATTCTCAAACTTGTGGAGCAGGTGACGTAGACCACGGAGCTAAAATTAACATAGCATTTTCATCTGCTAACACTACAACAGCAATGAGAATAAGATTAGCAGCGGCAGTTAGTGGTAATGGAGACAGTAGCATAGTTACGAACCATGTAGCAGGAGACCTCGCTTAGATGTTAGGTCACGCTGCCATTGCTGAAAGTGCCATTGCTGATGTGGGTGGTACATTAATACTTGCAACAGTGGATATGAACGCCCTTGCCACTAGTTCTAATATAGGTGCCGGTACTCTTGTAGGTGTCTCTTCTATAAGTGGCAATTTTACAAATACAACTGCTGGTATATTTATAACTGGTAGTGTAAACGCAGAAGTTAGTTCTAGTTTTACACAGACAACAGAAAATATTAAAGTAGTCAACTTTACAGATGTTACGCTGTCTAGTAGTTTTACAGAAACTGTAGCAGGCATATCAATACTTTCTGGTGTGTCTTCGCAAGATTTAAATTTTACAAGCACATCATCTGGAGATATACTGTTTGTAGAGGTTAATAGTATTTCATTGCCTGTAAAACAAAGGCCTGCAGGGGCGCCTACACCGGGTGCTGGTTATACTGAGATAACACCTACTGGTGTTGAAACTTATACGGAGATCACGCCTAGCGGCACAGAGACATACACAGAAATAGCGAGGTAGTAATGGCAAGTACATATACATCTAATATAGGAGTTGAAAAAATAGGCGCTGGTGAGCAAGCTGGTGCTTGGGGTACAACAACTAATAATAATTTTGACATAATAGATAGAGCCATAAATGGGGTATTGTCTGTAGGAGTGACAGGTACAACAACTACCATTACAACTTCTGATGGCACATTATCTCAAGGTGGTCATAAAGTTCTATCTTTTACTGGTGCTTTAGGTGCGGATAATACTGTTACGATAGATCCTAACGATCAAGATAAAGTATATATTGTTCATAATGCTACAACAGATGCTGCCAGTAGTGGCCCATATAATATTATAATTAGGCAACAAACAGCAGGATCTCCAGATTCATCAAAAGATGTTACTGTACCTAATGGATCTTTTAAAATAGTTCATTGTGATGGTGGCGGAACAAATGCTGTTGTCACTGATATTACAAGCACCCTAGATATAGCCTCTTTAAAATTAGGAGGCACTGCTGTAACTTCAACTGGAGCAGAGTTAAATCTTATGGATGGCGGAACAACTGTTGGCACAGATGCAGTTGCAGATGACGATGGCATTGTTACAAATGATGGCGGAACTATGAAGCAAACTAAAGTGCAGACATTTTCTACATATTTTAATCAAAATTTAGTAGAAGCAAAAAACGCTTTGACTGTTTCTGGTACTGTAACTGTCACCCCTACTGCGGCAACTTCTGTTTATCAGCCTTTAACAGTTTCAAGTGGAAGTCAAACAGTAAGAGTTGCTGTAACAAATCTAGTGGCTGGACAATATGTTATTATTGACAAAACAACCACTGCTAATAGCATGACAATAGATTGGACAAATGATGGGGCTGTTACATCATCAGGAATATCATTAGGCAGTAGCGCAGAATTAGGAATAGGTATATTTAATGGAGCAGGTTTTTCATTTTCAGAAACTGTTAAATTTTAGGTGATACATGTCAGTACCATTAATATCAAGCGTAGGTTTTACAGAAGTAAATTCAGCAGGAACATTAAACGAAAAGGCTGGAACTACAAAAAGTAAATTACCTGTACAGTTTTTTAGACTAACTGACAACATTAGTGGTAATTTAACAATGACAGATGACTCTGCGCATAAAAAAATTATATTAGACACAAATGGATTTAATATAATTAATCCTGATGGATCTCCTATAACGAATAACTCAAGCACAACCATTAATCTTAAAGGAAGTGGTGAAGTTAAGTCTACATTATTAACATTTACAAGTTCAGAAAGTAGCACAAGTAATACTGGCACAACAACTATAAGCGCAGCAGACAATTCTACTGTGGTTGTTACATCAGCAACAAGAGATGCTGATATATCTTTAACAGATGGTGTTTCTGTATCTACTGGTTTTGGTGGTGTTTTTTCTACATCAGATACAGTTATGCTGCCTAATACAGAATTACTGGACTTACCTCCTAATCCGGGCAGTAATAACGGAACATTACAATCTAGTGCCAGAGCAGCGGCAGTGCAAATGCTTACTCTTGCAGGAGGTGACTCATCCATGAGTAATCTTAAAGATTCAAACTTTAGGATCGTATTCGGAAATGGAGTAACTAAAACAGGATCTGACGCTAGTCATGTGGGCAATACAATAACTTTTTCAACTACAGGTCATCAAGTGAATTTTTCTTTTATTAGTTCTGGTGGTAATTTTGTAAGGCCCACAATTACAGGTTCTGTTTCAAGTATAAGAATACCAAACAACACAGTATCAGGTGGCGGCAGAACAATAGCTTTTACAAACAATTTAGCTATAGCATGTGTGTTAACTGGCGCAGATCCTTTTGATAACGTAACAGTTGCAGCAGGAGCAACAAATACACAAACGGTATTAACTACTGACGGATCTTTTAGTTTAACGGGTACTATATCTGGCAGTGATGGTAGTAGTAGACCTTTTGCCTTAAAAGATATAAACGATGGCACAGGTAGTGTTGATGAGACAGAATATACAGGAACTAAATCAGTGAGTGCTTTCTAATGCCTTTTAATAAATTAACATTTCAATCAGGAATAATATCAGATATCACGCCTTATAGTAATGAGGGCGGTTATGTTGATTGTGATAAAATAAGATTTAGATTAGGTTATCCAGAAAAGATAGGTGGTTGGGTTAAACAAAGCCCTAATACTTATCTTGGTAGTGCAAGAAGGCTTTTTAATTGGGTTGCGTTAGATGGATCTGATTTATTAGGCATAGGAACGCACTTAAAGTATTATATTGAAGAGGGTCAAACATTTAACGATATAACTCCTATCAGAAATACTACAGCACTAGGCGATATAACCTTTTCGGCAACAAATGGATCAACAGCAATAACTGTAATAGATCCTGCACATGGTGCAAATGAGAGTGATTTTGTAACTTTTTCTGGTGCTTCTACTCTGGGTGGCACAATAACGGCAGCAATATTAAATTCAGAACATCAAATAACATCAATAATAAGTTCTAATTCTTATACAATTACATCTTCTATTGCAGCAAATAGCTCTGATGTAGGTAATGGTACTTTTACAGATGCAACTTGTGATTACAACAATGATCCAACTATAACAATGGATTCTACTGCTTCTCTTATTGCAGGTGGTACAGTAAGTGGAACTGGAATACCAGCAGGAGCAACAATTGACTCAATAACAGATGGAACAACTTTTGAACTTAGTGCCTCTACTACTGGCGGATCAGTAACAAATGGAACTTTAACTTTTAATACTTCAAAAGCAGTTTATCAAATAAATACAGGACTAGATGTAACAGTTGGTGGAACTGGATGGGGTGCTGGACAATGGAGTGGCACAACATCTGGTGCTTTAGCAACACAACTTAATGAAGCCTTAGATGCTAGTGAAACTGATGTTGATGTCGATGATGAAACTAACATGAATACAGCGAATGATGTAATTCTAGTAGATAACGAACTTATGCTTGTGTCAGCAACATCTGATGATAACACGATGACTGTAACTCGTGGACATAGTGGTACAACCGCAGCAACTCATGCAGATAATACTCTTGTAAGATTAGCAGTTGGTAATGCAGACTCTGCTAATGATTTTGTTGGCTGGGGTAATGCAGCATCGGTTACAGTATCAGGAGCGCAGATACGATTGTGGTCGCATGATAATTTTGGTGAGGATTTAATATTAAACGCAAGAGATGGCGGTATATTTTATTGGGACAAAACTAATGGATTTAGTAATCCTGCAGTAGAGTTATCTACTAGGGCAGGAACAAAAACAAGTGTGCCTACAGTAGCAAAACAAATATTAGTATCAGATCAAGATAGACATCTTATAGCTTTTGGATGTGATGGTTTGGGTGCAAGCGCTTCAGCTACACAAGGTGACGGAATACAAGATCCTTTGTTGATTAGATTTTCTTCACAAGAAAATCCTATAGATTTTTTTCCTACTACAACTAATACAGCAGGAGATTTAAGGCTTGGCGGTGGGTCAGAGTTTGTGCAAGCCGTAGAAACTAAAGAGCAAATATTAGTTTATACAAATAAAACTCTACATTCTATGAGATTTATCGGGCCGCCATTTACTTTTGGTATCAAAGAGTTATCAAAAAATATAACAATAATGAGTCCTAGTTCAGCAATAGCCATAGACGATAGTGTTTACTGGATGGGAGTTGATACTTTTTATGTTTATAATGGCGCAACACAGCAACTACCTTGTAGTGTAAAAGATAAAGTCTTTTTAGATTTAAACATAGAGGAACGAGATAAAGTTCATGTAGGCGCTAATACAGAGTTTGGAGAAGTTATCTGGTTTTATCCAAGTGCAAACAGTACAGAAATAGATAAATATATAATATATAATTATATAGAAAATGTGTGGTACTTTGGAACACTAGCTAGACAGGCTTGGTTAGACAGAGGTATTCGGGCCTTACCATTAGCGACAGGTGGTCAAAATTTATTTAATCACGAAACAGGTTTTGATGATGATGGCTCGGCTATGACGGCTTTTGTAGAGTCTGCGCCTCTTTCTTTAAGTGGTGTAGATAGATTTAGCTCTGTAAGTTCTATAATACCAGATGTAAATTTTGCTGGTTCTACAGCAGTGAATCCTTCTGTTGACTTTACAATTAAAGCTAGAACGCATAGTGGATCAGGATTTACACAAACAGACGATAGCAATACCGCACAGAGATCCGCAACTACACCAGTTGAGGCTTATACGAATAAATTAGATGTTAGAGTTAGAGGCAGAACATTTGCATTGCGTGTAGAATCCACAACTGTAGGCACAAAGTTTAAGTTAGGCTCACCTCAAGTAAATGTTGTACAAGATGGAAGAAGATAATGTTAGTTACAAGTATACCGCAATATGTGCAGGGTTTAACAAACGCTAAATTAGATTTAACATCTACTGCGGCAACTGTGTTGTATACAGCGCCATCATCAGCAGATTTTAATGCTTCTGTAGTTAATAGTATAATAGTGTCTAATTACTCTGGTAGCTCAGATACAATAACATTAACAGTCACTAATGGCAGTGATGCGTTTAGTCTTTTTAACGTAAAGGCAGTTGCGGCAAATACATCTATAGAACTATTAACAAGAGATTTAATATTGCAAGAGGGCGAGATATTAAAGGCTACAGCAGCAACGGCAGATAGATTACATATAGTTGCAAGCATACAAGAGTTTGCAATACACAGAACACCACAGGTAGATTTGTAATGACAGCATTTATGTTGGCATGTTATCTTAATGGAGCTGCGCAGGGAGGTATATATTTTAGATCAGTTAGTGATTGTACATATTATACTAAGTTTTTAAGTGCACAAGAGTATGATGATGAAATGGGGCAGAAAGTTATATATGATTGTATATGCAAACTTGTACCACAAGTAGATAATAAGAAAGTGAGGGTATATTAATGTTACAAGCTCTTATAGGACCAGTTACAGGATTATTGGATAAATTTATACCTGACGCAGATCAAAAAGCTAAGTTAGCACACGATATAGCCACCATGTCTGAAAAACATGCGCAAGAGGCTTTGCTTGCTCAGTTAGAGATAAATAAAGCAGAGGCTGCAAGTGGCTCTATATTTAAGGGCGGCTGGCGCCCAGCAGTTGGGTGGGTTTGCGCGATTGCTTTTGCCTATCACTTTATCGTAAAAGATTTAATTATATTCGGTGCAAGTTTTGCTGGTGCAGAACTGCCTGAGCTGCCGGATTTTGATATGGGTACACTTTTAACTGTTCTCGGCGGCATGCTAGGAATTGGAGGACTCAGAACTTATGAAAAGCAGAAAGGGCTAACTAAATGAGTTTATATAGAAATATACAAGCTAAGAGAAGAAGAATAAAAGCTGGTAGTAGCGAGAAGATGCGCAAAGCAGGCTCTAAAGGAGCGCCTACTAAGAAAAACTTTGCAAGAGCAAAGCAGACTGTTAAGAAAAAATAATGTCAGATAGGCTTTTTAGGATAAGAAGAAAGATGGCTAAAAAAAGAGACCCTAAAGTTGGAACAGGAAAAAAACCAAAAGGTTCTGGTAGACGTTTGTACACTGACGAGAACCCTAAAGACACAGTTGGAATTAAATTTGCCACTCCAGCAGATGCTAGAGCGACAGTCGCAAAGGTTAAAAAAGTTAGTAAGCCTTATGCAAGAAAGATCCAAATATTAACTGTAGGAGAGCAAAGAGCAAAGGTTATGGGAAAAGCGCAAGTTGCTAGTATATTTAAAAAAGGCAAAGAGAGCATAAGAAAGGCTCAAAAGAAATGACATGGACTTATTTAAAAATATCTATTTTTTTCAATAAGATAGGTAATTATTTTTATCACAAACATGTACAATGCGTCAAAAGGGATCAAAGGAGATAATTGTGGATATTAATAAGTTAAGAGAAGAATTAGAAGCAGATGAGGGGAAAGTACATGCAATTTACTTGGATCACCTTAACTTGCCTACTTTTGGGATTGGCCATTTGGTGCTTGATTCTGATCCAGAGCATGGGCAACCTGTAGGAACACCTGTTAGCGAAGAGCGTGTAAATAGTTGTTTTGATAATGATATACAAGGAACTATAACAGATTGTAAAAATTTATTTGGTAATTTTGATGACTTGCCAGAAGAGGCACAATTAATTTTATGCAACATGATGTACAATTTGGGGTACACAAGGCTGAGTAAATTTAGTAAACTTAGAGGAAGTATATCAATTATGGATTTTACTGAGAGCGCAAACCAGATGTATGACTCAAAATGGAGAACACAAGTACCCAACAGAGCAGAGCGTTTAATTAACAGAATGAAAGCACTAGGAGCGTAATATGTTATCAGCAATACTTAGTTTAGCAGGACCAGCAATATTGGGGCCTGCAGGAATGAATTTAGTTGCAAGTCCAATGATAGCTAGTGCTATAGGAGGTGGCTTAGGTTCTTTATTGCAAGGTGGTGAAACAGAAGATGTGCTTAGAGGTGCTGCATTAGGAGGATTAGGTGGTTATTTAGGTGGCAAAATGGGCGGCTCTGCTGCTTTTGGTGCAGATCCTACTCTTGGAGCTTCAGAGCTTGCCGGTGGTGCAACTAATTTAATACCAAAAGATGTTGGAAGTTATGCAGATTTAGTAGCTCAAACTGGCGGCCCTGCTACAGCAGGCGCTGGTGCTGGTTTTGGGGCGGCATTGACAAGGCCAGAAGCTATAGGCGCTGGTTTAGGTGGTTTAGCTGCAGATTCTATGATGATGCCAAAATATAGAGAAGAAGAAGAAAAAGAATATCCAAGAGGTATGCCTATTAAAAACACATCTATATTTCCAGAGTTTGGATATGACGCAGCTAGAGAAGGTGAGTTTAACTATAGAATACCTAAAAACTACGCAGAAGGTGGTGAGGTTGATGCTATGGATATGGCTATGGATGCAGGTATCGGTGGCATGAAAGAAGGCGAGATGAACGATAAAGAATTAATTAGTAGTGCTATTGATGTGATACAAGGTGAGATTGATGATCCAGATAAACAACAAGTTATATTAGGTCAGTTTGTAGCTCAGTTTGGTCAAGATGCATTACAAGATTTGATAACCAGAGTACAATCAGGAGATATACCAGCTCAATCACAAGAAGGAGACGGCATGGTAAAAGGT